CGCAGGGTTATCAATCAAAAGATATTCATCTAGCGGATATGTGTTTTTGTTACACTTCATAATCAATGTCACATGGTACAAAGGCATATCATATTTTTTGGCAATTTCAGCCGATAACATTCCAGCGTTTTTGCGTTTAACAACTTCTTTGCATTGCTCTAAAGTTAAACTCATGCGACTTTTAATAAACCACGCTTAACTCGGTGTGTGGTGTCATTACCAGCTTCAATAATGCTGTTTTTGTCTAGCAGTTCACGAACACGACCCGTTACTCTATTAATTTCCCAACCCAAACTTGCAGCAATGTCTTGGCGAGTGATTGGTTGGTTCTCACGAATAACTTTAAGCACTTCAATTCTTGCTTGACCAGTTACGGGAGCTATTGCAGCTATTGCGTCTAAACTGTTTGAATGAATCATGCGGCATTCCTTTCCTTGTTATATTTTTTACGGGCTGTAGGGTTTAGCTGTGATTTAATAATGTGTGTAAGGCCACCAGACTCACCCCACATTCCTTTAGTAATTAGCCCTTTGTAATCAGGTAATAATTCTTTGTAATCGCTTTTTAACTTTGGCTTTGCTAAATAATTCTTCATGCAAATAACCCTCTCAATGCTGCTGCCTGTTCTTTTCCAAATTCAATATCTTCATCACTTAACTGCTTTGTAATCAGTAAAGGTGCTGACCTTGCCTGTATTGCCTGCTGGTTAGAAATCATGTTTTGTTCTTCACCACCTCTAGCCCTTCCCAAACACATGTTTCTAAAGTCTGTGGCTGTGGGAGGCCATGATTCTGTCCAATCTTTTAGCGCGTCAATGCCAGCCTTAAACTGCTTTCCGTTCAAGTCCTCAAGAAAAGAAGTCCAACTGCCATTATCAGAAAAGTCATGGCTGCTAGTCCACTTGTGACCAAATAGGTCAGTCATTACTTCCCATAGTCGGTCAATTAATCGCTCGTTCAGTTCTGTCGCGCTGTGCTTGTTTTGCTGCGTTGATTGCCCTGACCCTTGCAGGGGCCGAGTTATTAGCTGGCTTATTGTTTTGGCCTGCATTTTGACCTCCATTTAATTTATTGTTTTGTTTTCTAACCCAACCTCTAGCTGTTGCTTGCCAATCCTTAATTTCATGGTTGCCACGCTTCCAGCCATTGCTTTCGTAGTAATCAAAAAAGTTATCAGGTAAAAAATCATCAAATGTTATATTTTGGCTTTTACTAAAATTAGCCATGTACTGAGAAATATCACTAAGCAATGGTTTTATGAAATGCGCCTTTTCTTTTATAGGTTCATTGATAGGTTCAGAAGAGTGATAGGTTATGGGTGCAACCATTTCACTACCCCCTAGTGCAACTGTTTCACTACCTAGTGCAACCATTTCACTACCTAGTGCAGAATTTTCACTACCCGTTTCATCAGGCTTTGAGGCTTCTTTTAAGGTTAGATGGTATATATTTGAGCTATTAATCAACTCACCTCTTAACTTTCTGTGAGTGATTGTTAACAAGCCTTTTTCTTGAAGGTTTAAGATGTGGGTTATTACTGATCTGCGCGACATTTCACAAACATCAGCTAAATGTTGGTAGCTAGGAAAGCACCTACCAGAGTCGTCAGATATGTCAGCCAGCATCATTAGCACTAGCTTTCTGCCTGAGTTGCCAACCTTAATAGGCTTGGCTTTAGCCATAAGCGTAAAGCTCACTCTAGACCCTTCTCGCGTATTCTTGATGTTCCATATAGCACCTAAAATTTATTAATTTTTATCTATTTATTAATTTTCTTGATCGGCATTAGGTCTTGGAAGACACTCAGTTCACTAAATCGTTTATTGCGTTCTTTATCAACGAGGCTTCTCATGTACACTGATAATTCAATATTAAGTAAGTATGAATCTGCTTTTGCAAATGCGTACAGATCATCGTCCAGAGAAGTTGTGACTGAGTTTGATAATTTATCCGTCATTAAATGTCCGTCCTTGACTCTTCAATTAGATTTATTTGGGCTAGACGATCACGCATCTCGTATAAGCGAGACTTACAAACAAAATCGCCCCACTGACTTACTGCGCTGTGAGTAATTCCTAACGCTTTTGCAACGGCTGTTTGAGTTCCATAAGCTGTTAAAACTTCACTCATTGGTATTGGTTTTAATGTTTTCATACTTGAATGTTAGTTTACTAAGTGAATTATTGCAATGATTCTATAATATTATTTTTAGATTACTTACATATAAAAAGCAATCAAAAAGACAGAAAGGTTGTGTAAGGTACTTACTGCACTATTACAACTAAACAAACAAAGGTTTAAAAAATGAATTTGGGAATGAGAGTAAAGAATCTACGGAAAGACCACGGCTGGTCACAAGAAGAGTTTGCTAATAAAATTTCTTTAAGCAGAGGCCGATTAGCCCAGCTTGAGACTGACCCAAAAGCGGAAGTAAAGGCGATAGCTTTGTTATCAATCGCTAAAGCATTTGGTTGCAGCATTGAACAGCTTATGTCCAATAATGCAATTAATAGGACGGATGGAGTAATCAAGCTTCAACCGATAACCAGGAAAGCCCCAGTAGTTAGTTGGGCTTCATTAAAGGATTTACTAAATGGAGAGTTTAATATGGAGAGTGAAGTCTGGGTTGGATGCCCAGAAGATTTAAATGAAAATGCCTTTGCATTAGAAGTAAAAGATGAGGTTATGACTGCCAGCAATGGCAAATCGTACCCATTGGGAACACTTATATTTGTAGATGTAGATCGAGAGCCAAAAAGTGGTGATCGTATAGTGGCAATAGACACTGACAACCTATCAGCCGTCTTTAGGGAATTTGTAATTAGTGGTGGGGTGCAATACTTAAAACCACTCAATGACCGATACCCGATTGCTGAATTTTTACCATCAACTAAAATACTTGGGGTTATAGTCGGCTCATACATGGCTGAATAATTATTATGATTGCTAATTTTAACTACAATAAAATGCGCTGTAAGAAACTTCACTGGATGACTGAAACTACAGTTTGGTCTTGGTGGTTGATTTTTGTAGACGCACACAGCGAGCTTCAACCAAAACATAAGGTTGCGGCAGGCGACTGTATTGCTGAAAAATCGAATTTAATGGGCGGGAAATTTGAAGAAGATTCTGAGCCTAACGGCCCCAATTAATTGCACGTTCCTAACATTCCCTTCATTACTCCCCTGCAAGTTTTATCTAAAAAACATTAAAAAACACTAAAAAAACGTATAAAAAGAGAATTATTTCTATTCCTTTGTTTGCTTTTGTTAGCTTTCTTACTATATACTAGTTTAACAAATAGCAAAAAGGACGGAATTATGAACTCATTGTTAGTAAACTATTGCCACATCAGTAACCAGGTAAACGCCTACGCAGACGAACCCAATGATATTCCTGTTGATGGCGTGTTTGATGAATGTTCACCACTAGCTGACATTTATAAAAAACTAATGCTTGATCGTGAAGTAACCTTCCAAGCTGGATGGAACTGTGAACCAACTACCTATACAGCCTTTGACATTCTACTAGACCGCATTAACGAGAACGCAAGCACAAGCGACCTAGCAGCAAGCATATTTTCCGCAGCCTTGTTTAACGAGAACAAGGGTCAGATAGCCACAGACCTAGCTCAAGCAAGCGACTTTGAGGCATGGGTTTATGACTTCTTTAAATACCTTCAAAACTCAAAGCCAGCACCATTCACCAAGCCCAACTTAGACTTTTTAACATTGCGAGGTGCGTAATGAATATTTCACGTTACACGCTAATTATTAATTCACTAGGGATTCTTATTTGGGCAATTGTCACAGTCTGGTGGACGTTAGGAATGACCGCATGAGCGCAACAACGCAAGTGTGGTTGTTTGTCGCTATTTTAATTATTAGTGGGGTACAGATATGAACGATATTTACTTGGAGGTTTTAAGTGACCTTCACAAACTATGGGAATACAGCAACCCGTATTGTAAAAAATTAAATGCTGAAAAACACTCAGCTTATAAAAAAGCTGCGTTAAAAATAATAGAAGGAATAGATAGAGGTGACGTATGACTATTCAAAAAAAGCTGTCTGAAATTCAGCAAAATCTTAAAGCACCAAAAGGCCAGCGTAATAATTTTGGCAAATACGACTTTCGATCATGTGAAGATATATTAAAAGCTGTTAAGCCATTTCTAGGCGACTTGTCATTAACGCTAAGTGATGAACTTGTATTTAGTGGAATGTTAG